CCAAAAAAAAACCCCTCGAAAGAGGGGTTTTTAGTATTACCGAAGTAATTAGAACCGAAGTTCTTACAGAATGTTTGACACTGCAAATTTTCTGTAATACTGGTTAGTTCCCGCAGTAGCAAGTCCGTCTGAAGGTGTAGCACCTACGAATGGGTTTGTTACCATACCATATCTAGTTTTGAAACCGATTTTTGGTTGGAAAGTATTTTCACCAACAGCACGAACCATTTGTAATGGAACGTAAGGGCAGTAGAAAAGACCAGCATCATAAGGGTTAGAACCTCTGTAACCAACTGTCAAGTAATCAACACCAGCATATGGGTCGATATAAACTTTAACACGTCCGTTTAGAAGACCAGCAAAAGTATTACCAGTATCGTCAACGTTAAGGTTAGTAGAAAGAGCAGGAGCGTAATCTAATACACCAGCCATAGAAAGTGCAGAAGCAACGTCTGAAGAACAGATAATAAAGTTACCTTTTCCTCTTCTTGTTTCTTTAGCAATTTTGTTAGACTCTCTTTCGATTTGGAACAATAATCCTTTAAATTTCTCAACAGACCATCTTCCGTTTGCATCTACGTCAAGGTTGAAAGTACCTGCACTAGCTGTATCGGCTGCACCGAGTTTGGCTTGTGAGTTTACTGTTCTAACAACTTCTCTGTTGATTTCAGCAAGAATTTCTGATGAAAGAATATTTGCAAGTTCTGATTCTGCGTCAAGACCGTGGATTGCTTTAAGGTCTTGTGCAAGTTCTAGTGTGTATTCTGCTTTCAATGCTCTTGACTTTGCAGTAACAGTAGCTTTCTCGATAGAGAATGCCATTGAAGCAAAACCGTTTGCAGTTGCATCGCCTAATGCTTCAGCCTGAGCTGTAGTCATACCAGTACCAGTCGTATTTTCATACGAAGGATTTGTAGTATCAAAAGGGTCTGAAATTTGAACATTAACGCCTAGTTTACCAGTTTCAGGAGACGATGTTGATGAAAATTCTGTATCAACTTCGTTAATTCCCATAGCTTCTGTCTTAGATAAGATAGCAGCTTGAGTGTGATAATCGTTATATCTTGCTTTCATAGCAAAGATAAGGCCAGTAGGCCCAGTCATTGGTTGAACGCCACAAATGTCGTACGCAACGAGATTCGGCATGGCACGTCTTACTAATGAGATCAAAATCGGATCCCAGTTAGAAATAGCACTACCAGTAGCATTTAAAGGTGCTGCCTCACCAAGGTTTACTCTATCTTCATTAAGAGCCTTTTCTTGGTTTTCAAGAATAACAGCAGTTACAGCACGTTTGTAGTTATCTTCGATCTTTGGAAGATCGGAGTGTTCTAGAATCGGTGACCACTTTTCTTGTAAGTTTTCTGATAAAAACATTTTATTTTTCCTTTAAAAAAAGTAACCTAAGACTTATAAAGGTCTGTGGTTACTAATTGCTTGTGAATATCTAGCAAGTATTGGGTCAAGAACTTTCTCAGTTTGCACTTCGAATTCATTTGCCCCTTCAACTACTAGAGTTTCTTCAACTATCTTTTGACCACCGTCAGCAGGGAAGTACGCATTCTTTACTTCAGAAATCTTCTCAGCGAAGTCTTCTTCAGATTTGTACTCAACACCTTCTGCAAGTGAAGATAATTTCTCTTTTTGTGAATCAGTTAAGTCCGAAGACGCAGCTGATATCACGTTCACTCTCTTGAGTGTTTCTAATTCTTCAGTGATGTCCATATTGTTCTGAACTTCACCATCCAATTTAGATTCCATCTCATCGAGACGATTTGCGAGTTCATCAATAACATTGTACTTGTCTTCAGGAACGTCAACATAATGTTCTACGAACAATGTCTTCAGTCCTTCAATGAAGTTTTCTGTCATTTCTGATCTCAAACCACGTTCTATTGCGAGTTCGTTTTCTTTCGTCCACTCTTCTGCACAATATGTTAAGTACTTATCAACTGCTTCCGCAAGGTCACCTTTGACAGTCTCAACTGTAGTTTTTAATTCTTCTGAGTATTGAGCTCTAAGAGTCTCAGATACTTCCTGCACTTTACTAGAAACTGCAGCCTTGAATATTGTTTTTGCTTTCTCAGCGTTTTCTTCAGAAAGTTCTAATGCTTCCGAAATTGCAGATAGGTCGTCATCTATTTCAATTTCCACCAAAGATGATTCTAGTTCAAGAGAAGTTTCCACTTCTTCTTTTACTTCATCTTCTTTTTCATCTTCATCTTTATCTTCTTTCTTGTTAAAACCTTCAAGAACTTTAGCAACTGCTTCTTCGTCCATAGACTTCAAAGATTCTACTACTTTTCTTGCTGTTTCAGCCTTTGTCAAACTTTCGTCAACTTCCTCTTCTGAAACTGTTCCCAGTACAGATGAGATTTCTTCCTTAGTCATTTCCTTCATGTTGTTGACGATAGCTTTGATCGATTCCATCTTAGTAGATTTTTGAACGTCTTTACTAGACTCTTTCTCATCTTCTTTAATTGAATCTGCTTTGTCAGCCTTACCAGCATTCTTCTGTTGTGGGTCGTTCGAAACGACTTTCACTCCAGCTTCTGCTTTCTTTTGCGCTGCAACAGCTTTGTCAACAGGATTTTCTTCGGGTTTGACGACATCAACTTTACCTTGACCTATAGTCGCAGCGTCTGATGAACCTTGTTTGACTGCTTTTGAATCCCCTTTCTCGGCTTTAGAATCAGGTTGCCCTGCTTCTTGTATACCTTCTAGGTTGTTTTCTAAATCTGCCATTTTTTACTCCTGTTATTAATTCTTTATGAACTACTTAATTTATTTATATGTTAGAGGTTCTCAACGAACCTTTTCCATAGATTTAACTTAGTTTCTTCTAAGTTATTTAGTCGTGCAGATTTGAGGGTTTTCTGAAAGTCTTCCGCCTGCACGGCAGTTAACACTCCATTTGCACCCATAATCCACTCAACACCCTCCATAATTCCTTCGACAAATGCCTCAGGAGCAGATGGGTCTGCTACGATGTCGCCTGCTGTTGCAAGTTGGAAATCGTTTTTTACGTATTGTGCATTACCTTTTTGCTCTAGTGAACCTAGACCTCTAGATGATACACCCAATTTAGCACCATCATTAATGAGAGCTTTTACAATCTCACCGTTTGGAGTACTTAAAATCTTTGCTTTACCCACATAGTTATTACCTTCTAAGGTTAAACTTTGGATAAGATGTGATACTTTATCAAGATTGATTGTTGGCCCTTCAGGGTGTCCCAACTCACCAAATGCTCTTGATTTTTCAACAAATTCTTTGTTATAACGGTTTACTTCTTTCTCCATAATTTCTTTTGGATAGACTCTACCGTTACGGTTTTTGATATCTGCTTGCATAAAGACACCTTCAATGAAGTAATCCTTCCCACCGTTTTTTGCTTCGGTGATGATCGGTGCAATATGTTCGTTAAATTCTGCTATTAATTTCATTGATGATTTCCTCTATTGTGACACCTTCTTCAGCCATTTGTTGCATGACTTGTTTGATATCTTTAAATTCTTTTTCTGCAGCTGCCAAATTCTTATATGGCGAACCACCTGTAAAGTCTGAACCGTTCACGAATACGGACACTTTGCCTTTTGCAATAGTGTAAGTGATAGTTGTTGGTTTACTACCAACTTTAACAATATCAGTCTTGAGTTCTTTATGACCACTAGGTAGTTTCACCTTAGCCTCATTAAGTTCTCTAGATATCCGCACGAAACTCTTCATTACATTCCTTGTGGTTCTGTTGTAGTTGACATCCAGTCAACCTGTAAACCGACACGTTTCATGTCTACTGTCTCGGCTGCTTTCTCTTTAATGCCCTGATCAATTTGATCTTTTGCATCACTAAGATTTCCTGCTTCGATACTATTTACGATTTCTTTTGCTATTTCACTACTCATCATTTACTCCTAATACTGTGAGAATCCACCATCATCTTCGTCTCCACCAACTCCTGCCTCTTTCTCTGCAGAAATTTGACCATCAATGGTTTTAATCTCTTCTTCTGTTTGTCGTAGTATATATTTTCTAACATATTCTTGCGAGAAATATTTACCAACATATTCTGATACATTTTGAAGTGCATCTAATCTTTCCTTAAAAATTTCCTGTTCCTTCAACTCAGTGAAGTGGTTATCTGCAGTAAAATCATACTGGATAAAATCTTTAATCTTGTCAAACTCTTCAGCGTTTACTGTGTCTTTTAAGATAACCTGAGTTCTCAAGATATCTGTAAATACTCTTGCAAACTTCTTCTGAAGTCTGTTTGTGAACTTGTTGAACTTCAACTCGTCCCTATTAATCTCTGAAGACCTGCCCATGTTGAAACCATTATCTGATTCCATCCTAGACGATGGTACATTAAGAGACTGGTATAACTTCTTCTTGAAGTACTCTACATCATCTATCTCTGCAAGGTTTTGTCCGCCTGGCAATGTAGATATCTCCGTTCCTCTACCACCTTCTCTTCTTGGTAACCAAAAATCTTCCAACATACTCATATGTTTTCTGTCATCTTTGATTTCACCTGTATCTGCATTGTAAATAAGTTTATTTCTGTACTTATTCATTGTCTCTGAAAGATACTGTTCGGCCTTTGCCTTAGGTAAATTACCAACATCAATATAAAAAATTCTTCTTTCGGGAGCTCTAGACAATCTATAGATCACTAGTGCATCTTCCATCATCGATAACTGATTTGCAGTCTTCAATGCCTTATGCATATATCCGATC